AGCCTCTGATTTGAGCGTAGCCCGACAGTTCCTCAAAGACAATGGCATTGATGCCACCCCACAGCAGAGCGAACCGCTGGCTGACTTGGCTAAGTCCCTTCCATTCCAAATACCTCAGACAGGATCTTGATATGTGTATCCCAGCCTTTTTGTATCCACAAGCACGGGTGTCTGAGGAACCAGCCGCGATGCCAATTCCTGACAATGCCAAGGGTTTTCCTGTTATTGAAGATGCGTTTATCAAACAGGCTCGATTGAGGTTGATGATTGGCATGATGAATCAAACAATGGGCAATCGGCAAAATCCATTCCGTCCGCCGCAAACCACAGTCAATCGCAATCCTAATACTGGTCTTTCTGATTTAAGTGCTACCCCACAGCAGCCGGGCCTTTCCCAGCAGCAAGTACAAGACTCTGGCAGTCAATTTGGTAACCCATGAATGAACTTGCCGACTTCCGTAACTTCCTCTACTTGGCTTGGGACCATTTGGGGCTTCCTGCCCCTACTCGCATTCAATACGATATTGCTGAGTATCTCCAGAATGGGCCTAAGCGTCGAGTCATTGAGGCGTTTCGGGGTGTGGGCAAATCGTGGATTACATCTGCCTATGTCTGTCATCAGTTGCTTCTGAACCCCGACAGCAACATCTTGGTGGTGTCAGCGTCTAAGCAACGGTCGGATGATTTTTCCACCTTTACTCTTCGCATGATCAATGAGATGCCTTTGCTGGGTCACCTAAAGCCTACAGAGGATCAGCGGAACTCCAAGGTGGCATTTGACGTTGGGCCAGCCAAAGCCTCACACGCTCCGTCCGTGGTGTCCAAGGGGATCACCAGTCAAATCACCGGATCACGGGCTGACCTGATTGTGGCTGATGATGTCGAATCTCTGAACAATAGTGCGACCCAGACCATGCGGGACAAACTGACGGAGACGATGAAAGAGTTCGATGCGGTTCTGAAGCCGGGAGGCCACATTGTGGTGCTGGGCACGCCCCAGACAGAATCCAGTATCTACACCTACATGCCTGAGCGTGGCTTCGAGGTACGTATTTGGCCCGCAAGATATCCATCTAGCAGCCAACGAAAAGGATATGGAGATAAACTGGCTCCTGCTCTTATTACTGAATTGGATACTGATCCAGATATTAGTGGCAAGCCCACAGACCCCGACCGCTTTGATCATGAGGATCTACTGGAGCGAGAAGCCTCCTACGGACGTACCGGATTCAACCTCCAGTTCATGCTGGACTCCAGCCTGTCTGATCAGGGCCGTTACCCACTGAAGTTGGGTGATCTCATCGTCATGTCCATAAACTCCTCACAGGGGCCGGAGAAGCCTGTCTGGGGGGCTTCAAAGGAAAATGTGATCCAAGACCTACCTAACGTCGGATTGCCGGGAGATCGCTACTACGGCCCTATTACGGTGATCGACGGAGCGTGGGCTGACTACACCGGCTCAGTCATGGCTATTGACCCTTCTGGTCGGGGTGCTGACGAAACAGCCTATGCCGTGGTCAAGATGCTCAATGGCAACCTGTATGTCACCAACGCGGGGGGGCTGCCGGGAGGATACTCAGAGGAGACTCTGGAGGCCCTGTGCCAAATTGCCAAGAAAGAAAAAGTAAACATGCTGCGTATCGAAGCCAACTTTGGTGACGGTATGTTTACTCAGTTGCTCAAGCCGGTCTTAAAGAAGATTTATCCCTGCTCGATTGAAGAGGTCAAGCACACGACCCAGAAAGAAAAGCGGATTATCGACACGCTGGAGCCTGTGATGTCGGCTCACAAGTTGATCTTTGACCGCAAGGTGATTCAGCACGACTACGACAGCACTCGCTCGATGCCGCCCGAAAAGGCTCTCCGATACCAGTTGATGTACCAGATGAGCCGTGTGACCAAGCACAGAGGCTCTCTGGCCCACGATGACCGGCTGGATGTGCTGGCGATGGCTGTGTCCTACTGGACCGAGCAAATGGCTCAGGACGCAGAGCAGTCCATGAAGCAGCGTAAGGACAAAGCCATGAACGATGCCCTTGAGAACTTCATGCAGCATGCAGTGGGCCGCAAACCCAAGCCAATCTCATGGATCTAATTGGGTCACCTATATGGATCTAAAGGATCTGGGGTCGCCGGGACTCAGGTGAAACACCTAGCCCACTCACCTTACCTATGGGGGGTAAGGGGGGTCTATGGGATCTAGGTGAATTACTTCCTTCTTTCTTCTTAGTGTAATCCCCTGACGCAAAGGAACACTGCTATGGCACAAACACGCAACTACCGTAAGGAGTACGACGAGTACCACGGTAAGCCAGAGCAGCGTCGAAACCGAAGCAATCGCAACAAGGCTCGTCGCAGGGTTGGGTTGAAAAAGGGAGATCCCAGAGAAGTAGATCACAAACGTCCGTTGTCCAAAGGTGGTTCCAATGGTCGATCTAATTTAAGAATTACGTCTAAACGGACGAACAGAGTAAAAGGAAGCAAGTAATGCCGACAACATCAGATGGTGAGCGGTACAAAAAAGACTACATGCCCTCAAAACGTCGAAGGTCAAGGGCTATGCGTGCCCGTACTGCCTTGAAAATTACCATTGATTCCCAAAAGAAGACACCGAGGTTTTAATGCTAGTTCTTATTGAGTGGTACGACATTACTGGTGTAGAGCGTCCGTGGGTTCCTGTTGAAGAGGCAGTTGAACTTGATCCTGTCGTTGTTCAGACCGCTGGCTGGCTGTATCACAAGGATGACCATGTTGTCCGTATTGCCAGTTCAAGGCACAACGATCCAGAGACTCTGGGCAACATCAACATCATCCCAAGAGGCTGCATTGTCAGTATGCGGTGTCTTGAGCCTATTTGTGATGGCGATGGTTGCTCATGCTTGTCTTGAACGTTCGCTACAAGTGGCATGAAGGCTTGACCGTGGTTCCAATTCAGACTTTGTGGAAGAATGGCGGGATTATGTTGCTGAACTTCGGGCAAATTTGGTAAAAAAATCCGAGAGCCTTAAAAAAACACACATTGTGCCGCACGACCCCCGTGGCCCCTTGCAAACTGCTTGCATATTGCAAACTATAAGTTGCATGTTGTATTGCGTGCGTATGTTGCGCATCCCGTTTTTTTGTTTCGCTTTGTTGCAATGCGTTGCATGTTGTTGCGTTGCATGTTGTTGCAAAGTGTTGCGCATGTTGTTGCGTTTTGTTTTGTTGTTGTTGCAAAGTGTTGCGCGCATTGCATCGCGTTGCGTTTTGTTTTGTTGTTGCATGTTGTTGCTTTTCGTTTTGTTGTTGTTGCTTTGCATCGCGTTGCGTTGTTGCTTTGCTTTTCGTTTCGTTGTTGTTGTTGCGTTGCTCTTGTCATGACAAGCGTTGCCAAAAGTGTTGCGCATGTTGTTGCGTTGTTGCTTTGCATTGCGTTGCATGTTGTGCAATTCAATATTGATATCAATGCACCCAGGCGAAACTGATATCAATCAACACAACATGACAACACCAAAAGAAATCGCAACACGTTGCGCATCTTGTCATGACAAGAGTTGTTGCAATGCGTTGTCGTGTTGTTGGTCTTGTCACGACAAGAGTTGACCACAACAAAAGAGAAGAGAGAAGAGAAGATCAATTACAAAGTGTTGTTGTTGGTTGTGTTGTTGTGCAATCCAATATTGATTGGCATAGCGTTGGTCTTGTCATGACAAGGGGAACGCATCGCGTATGTTGTGTTGCATGTTGTTGCGTTGTTGTTGTGTTGTTGTTGTTGCGTTGTATTGCATTGCATGCATTGCGTTGCGTTGTTGCTTTGCGTTGTTGTTGCTTTGGTGTTGCGCGCATGTTGTTGCAATGCTTTGCGCATAGTGTTGCGCGCATGTTGTTGCGTTGTTGCTCTTGTCATGACAAGGTGAACGCATCGCGCATCCAGCGCGCAGTTTGCCCTATGTTTGAAGGGGGTTTCGTTTCGCCTTTGTTTGTAGGGGGTTTGGCTACTTGACGTAAGTAGGGATTTGTGGGACAATGCTTGCACGTCGGGATTCTCTCGATGTCAGGCCTGACCTCTTGTCATGACAAGGCCTGTTTGACAAGTGAAGATTCTTGAAAGGAATCACCATGAAGAATTCATCTTCCAAAGTGTTTACCCTCTCACCCAAGACCGCCGATGCCATCGCCTCGACCTACGCAACATGGGACGAAGCGAAACGCAAGAGCAAT